CTAGACTTCATCTTTTCTGTATAAAGCAAACTATTGAAAATTTTAGCATTATGACAACTTTCCGACCAAAATCTATTGTTGAGGAATCAAAGAAATTGACAAGTGAAGAAATTAAGAAACAACAAGAGTCTGGTTTCACTGACGGGATCTTAGGTTTGATTTCACCAGAAAGTGGGTCAAGTTCAGGGAAGGAAGGAAACAAAGATTTATTTTCAAAAGAAGAAGAATCATCATCAACATCTTCTGATTATAAGAGAGATTTCGAAAAGGGTTACGAAATAAAGGAGTCAAAGGAAGAGGAGGAGTTTGACAAAAAGCCAGTTATCAAAGATGTGAACAATAACAATTATGATCCTGAAGGTGTTAGAGAATATGACTCAAAAGATTTAAAAGAAATGCTTAAGCCAAAAGACGATGAGGATGAAGATCATAGAGAAAAAGGTATGTTCTCTGAGATTGACTTTTCTCAATTCTCGAAGAAGAATGTCTCAACTTTGAAGTTTGAAAGACTTAAGAATTTCTTAACTGGTAAAGGAATAGATACATTCGAAAAGGCTTTAAATTTAAGTTATTTGAGTCACATTCATAACAAAGATGATTCATCAGAAAATCAGGCAGAATTTCAAATTTTTAGGAAGGTCATTGCAGAAGAGTTAAAACTGAGGAAAACAGATTGGGAGAAATTATTCTCTGAAGATGTGTCTGAAGATTATGAAAATCATGAATTCTCAGTCAGGTTTGCTGTGAACTGCGGACATGCAGCTGCTAGAAGATTGACAAAGGACTTAGGAAATAATTTCAAAGATGTGATCAGAGAGAAATTCTTCCATGAAATGAAGAAAAAGACTGCAGATGATTATGCGACTTATAAAAGATCAGCCATGAGAGCTGTTGTGACAAAAGTGGACATAAGAAAAGCTAAAAAAGCTCTTAACAAAGAATTGAAGGATCAAAAAGGTCAGAAACGTAGTGTTCTAGAAGGAATGATCGAGGTATTACAGACATATCAAAATATGAATCGTCCTCTTGCAAATTTGCCTGAACTTTTGAAGAAATTGATATCATTGACTGGAACATATGCTATTCTTTTTAGAAAACAACAAATAGGTGGGACAAGAGAAATTTTTATTTTAGATGTCTTTTCTAGACTGTGTATTAGTTTCTCTGAGACTTTATGTACTGTCATTAATCGAGAACTAGATTGTGAAATGTTGACAAAAGGAGATATGAAGCTAATGAGAAGTACTGAACATCTAGACAAAATCTCAGCTTCAGTTAAAGATCCTGATAGAGATGTAGTTACATCTATAGACTCAGGTGATTGCACAACTTGGGCACAAAGATTTATCATGCCTGTTTTCTCTGCTGTCTTTAGACCATTGATGGATGATGAGTTATGGTCAATCGT